GCCGACCTCGAAACGGTCCGCAAAACCGCCACCGAAGCCAACAAGGCCGCAAGCGACGCCGCGGCCGAAATCGGAGGCGCCAGAGACCTCGCCAAACAGGCCGGCGTAAAAGCCGACACGGCCACCACCACGGCGCAGAACGCGTTGGCCGCGGCGCAGGCGCGAATCTTGGACATCACTGCATCGGCTCCCGTCACAGTGACCCGCACCGACGAGACGGCTGCCATCACCGTCGCACAGGCCACATCATCGGCGGACGGGCTCATGGCCGCCGCAGACAAGAAGAAGCTCGACGGCATCCAGTCCGGCGCGAACAAGTACACGCTGCCAGTGGCATCCACCGCCACCCTCGGCGGCGTCAAACCCGATGGCAAGACCATCACCATCGGCCAGGACGGCACCATCACCGCACAATCCAGCGCGACAGCGGCATCCTTCCTCGCCGCACACCCAATCGGCTCGCTCTACTGGTGCGTCGCCGGAGACCCCAACGACCATGGCGGCACATGGAAGGAAATCCACACCATCATCGGCGGACACGTCTGGCAAAGACTCGCCTGAAAGGAACATCATGGCAAAAACCACGAACATCACCAAATACACATGCGACCGCTGCCACGACAGCGCATACCTCACCGACGGAGATCCGCGCACGTCGAGCGACTGGCACCAGATCAAACACACCACCGCGGACGGAGTGACGCAGGAGGCGCTGGCATGCACCTCATGCCAGCAGGAATTCAAGAAACTCGCCGCCACGCAGGACGCGGCCTACACGGCATGGCTTACCGAGGGAAAGGACTGACATGACCACCACGCTCATCACAGGCAAGGGCGGCACACCGCACATCACCAGCGGCGACATGGGCGCCATGCAAGCCGGAATCATCGGCAACGGAAGCTACCTGCTGCAGGGCAGCGACGGCACTTTCCCTACGGTGACCATGCAGGATGCGAATCACGCGCTGATCCCCGTCCTCAACCTCGTGGTCGAAGGACGATACGCGCGCGTCACCGAGGCCGAGACCGCGACCATCGAAAGCGGCGTGAGCGGCCGGAACCGCAACGACCTCGTCTGCCTCAAATACACACGGAACGGTCAGAACATCGAGACCGCTGCCATCGCCGTACTCAAAGGCACGCCAAACACCGGAACGGCCGCCGATCCGACCGTCCCGTCGGGCAGCATCCACTCGGCCTCCGGCACGGTGTGGATCCCGATCGCCCGCATCCCGATCAGCGGGATCACGCCCGGCACGCCGGTCATGCTCATCAAACAGCTGCCTCCCATGTCGAAGCTGTGGGATTCCGTAACCCTTGAACGGCAGATCTGGCATGGGCCTTACGGCATGACGGTGCGTCTCGGCTGCTGGTCGGTGAAATAGCATTCCGTAACCCAGTCGGGTGAATGGGTCGTGGTCGCGCGGCCTAGAGGCTATGACGCCTACCGCGTCGCGTCCATGATCTTCAAGCCGAACACGAACACGTCAATAGACATCAAGCTGCCGATCGAAGCGGCAAACTGGGATTCATACTCCGTCGAATTACAGTTGATGAATGACGCTAAAAACAAAGTGCCGTCGTTCAACAACATCTCGATGATTACGAACAGTCATTCGGCAAAAGGATTTCAGATTGTCGCATGGAACGCCAGCGGCACATCGCTGAGCTATCGCATCGCCGTGACTGTCCACGTCTTCGACGCGAAGCAGTAGTTTTCCGTAACCCTGTATAACGCGAAGGGCTTCGCGGTCGTCCGCACCGGCATGATGATGCTCGTCAAGTATTCCGGCAATATCGGTAGTGGCAGTTGGGATTCAGTGCAATGCGAATACGTGTTGCCCGCCGAACTGCGCCCGCCTATCGAGGTCAATGCGATGGTGTGCGTGTCGAACGGGCAGACGGCGAGAATGCTTGTCGTCAACCCGAACGGAACCATCCGATGCGCGAACATGGGAGCCGCTGGCAGCAATCAGGGTTGCGTCGGCTCGCTCTGCTATCCGATCCCATGAGGATAGTTTTCCGTAACCCAGACTTTGATTAAATCGCAGTATGGCACCGTGACCGGCGTGAAGTCTGGCAAGATCGCGCAGATTAGCATCAACTGGAAAAGCGCGAGCACTGACTCGTGGGGCAGTGGACAGTTCGGTACAATTCCGAAGGGTTGGAGGCCTGCGGTCGTCACGCATGGTACGTGGTCGGGGCGTGATGGTGGCAGCCAGCGTGATTTCATTCTGGAAACGAATGGCAATTTCCGTTATGCCAATTGTGGCGCGGTGCAGAACAGCGGCACGTTCTACGGGACGATGACCTACATTCTCGCCTGAATAGCTTTCCGTAACCCTCACCAGATCGAACCAGAATTGGAACGTGAATTACCGTACCGCGCTGGTAGGCAAGCTGTTGATCGTCGCATTCCACGCAATCCGAGTCGGTAGCGACTGGAATGCGGCGAAAGAATGGGAGACATCCCCGCTTTTCACACTCCCAGCCGGTTTGGAGGCGGCTTTCGAGGTGCATTGCGCCGCAGTATCCAATTCGAGCATCGGATTGCATGGCGTCGAAGTGCAGGTGGCGCAGCACACCATCGCCTTGCGTTCCTCGGGAAAGATGACAGTAAGCGCAAACGGGGGATGGGTCGAAGGCTGTATCACGGTGCCACTTGTCTAGGAGAACGTCACTCCACTAGGAATCGGCATGGAAAAACGCTGCATCAGAATGTTCTCCCTGCCAATTCCGCCAAGTAACGTAATACTGCCATCCGGATTCCAATTCGCTTGCTTGTTGTAGCGCGGATCCGCAAGACTTGATCCAACACATCCCAGTCCAATTGTGGCCGATGGACGTATCCCTGACTGATATAACCAGACACGGTAGTTCGAGATTTCGACGGTTGATTTGAAAGAGCTCAAATCGACATACAGCATGTTGCCCTTGACGGTAATCGTGTTGGATCCACCATATAGGGCGCCAACAAACGATCCTGTGTCCTGAAACTTAAAGGTAGCAGTGAGGGCTACGGAATGCTATTTCACCGACCAGCAGCCGCAGATGCGGAAATAGTATCCACGGTTCATGCTGCCGTTGATCGTGACCTTGCCGTCAGAGTCAAAGTACAAGGCTCCATGCTGCCCGTTCACGCCTTCCAGCAGTATCGTGCCTTCATCCTCCGGCAGGAAACCGGCGACCATCGTCTCATTCACGATCTGGCCGTTGGTATTGATGTCGGAGGAGAAGGACGTGTTGCCAAAAGCGAACGCCATCCTGCCGACTTTGGCGAGACGCACCGTCATGCCGTAAGGCCCATGCCAGATCTGCCGTTCAAGGGTTACGGAAAGCTAGAAATCATGGGATTGGGAAACAAAGCGTGCCGACGCAATCCTGATTGCTGCCAACGTTTCCCATGTTCGCCACTCGGATAGTTCCATCAGCTCTGGCCGTGAGGCTTCGCGCCGTTTGCCCATTTGATACAAGGCAGACAGTCGACAAGTCAACGATGGGACGATACCAGGACGCGAGCTTTACCGGACATTCAACAGCATCCCAACTGCCCGAACCGATTTTCCCACTGAACTTGATCAAAATCATCCTGCCGTTACGCATGATGATCCAATTGGAATCCTGGTACAGGGTTACGGAAAGCTATGCGACCCCGATAATGAGCCGCTCCCATGCCCGCTGCAGACTCTTCAGCACCGACAGATCCGGGCGCAGATAGTAGCGGGCCGTGGTCTTGATGTCGCTGTGTCCGAGCTGGCGTGCGACCACTGAGATGTCGGCGCCGGCGGCAATCGCCAGTGTTCCGAAGGTGTGGCGCAGGTTGCGTGGCGGCACGCAGGGGAGTTTCATCCGCCGGCACCATGCCATGTAGTGTGAGGCGACCTGGTTAGCGTTCAGGTCTCCTACCAGCCGTCCGCTCCTGCCGTGTTTCAACTGCGCGAGCCTTTTGACTGCGAATCGGGGAAGTGCCACGGTTCGTCTGCTCTGGTCGGTTTTCGGGTCGGTGACCGTCTCATGGCCGGCGACCCATTGCACGGAACGTTTGACGGTGACCGTGCCTCGCTTCAAGTCCAGATCGGACCATTCGATGCCGACGGACTCGCATCGTCTCAATCCGGCGCATACGGAGACCAGCAGCCACGCCTCCAACGCGTGGCCATAGAAGCCTTTCAGCAGGCGGCGCACCTGGCGTGCGTCCAATACCCGCGGCTCGTAACGGCGGAGATGCGGCAAACGGATCTCCCTTCTGGTCACGTCATTGTCCGTGACGCCACGCCGGTAGGCGAGCCTCAGTATCGCCCGCAGAACGGCCCAAGCCTTCCGTGCGGCGCCAGCCCGCTTGAACGAGCCTAGCCATTCCTCGATATCTGATGCAGTGATCGACTCCATATCGACACCACCCCACTTCGACTGGATATGACAACGGTAGGCCGATTCGTAGCCCACTCTTGTACATTCACGGAGCCTCGCGCAGGACGGCCACCAGACATCATCCACGAACGTTCCCAACAGCATTCTTCTTACCTTTCACCTTGTGAAAACCCACAGTCGGCATCGTTCCGGCGAAACGTTCCGACCTGTGGGTTTTCCACCCGTTTTTCAAACCACTGTTCTAAAGGAGGACACGGATGACAAGATCAATTTCGACTTCGGCAAACCCAGTGCAGGCGGCATCGTCGACCTGTCCAACGCCACCGTGCGCGTGATTCCAACCGGATGGTTCAGGGACGGCAGTCGAAGAGGCTTGACCCATGGGGGAGCCGATGTCGCCGCTTGATCTCTTGTCAAGCACGGAATTAAGGAAGGAGTACTCATGACATTGGTGCATTTCCACCTGACCGACGCCGAGGGGTGCGGTCTGGACGGCAGCGTGAGCCTCGTGCCCACAAGACGCGTGACGGTGCGTGACGCGATCCGCCTGCCGGTCGCGCAGACCGTCAAGCTCGACAAAGGCGAGGCCACCGCGGAGGTGATGCCCTCGACCACCCAGTGGGTGTGGAGGGTGAGCGAGCTGGTGGCGGGCGGAATCGTGCGATACGTCGAGGTGCCCGACAAGGAGTCGGCGGAGTACTCAGGGCTGGCGGATGTGGATCCCGCCACGCTCGATCCGAGCTCGGAGACGGTGGCCGCGTGGGAGACCGTGACCCGAGCCGCCCAGTCCGCTCTGGATCAGATCGATTCGATCGACGACAAGGTGGCCCGCGACGAACGGTCCGCGCAGGCGGCGAAGGCCAGCGAAGGAGTGGCGGGGCAGGAGAGTGCGAAGGCGGCGGATGCGGCCGTGAGGGCACTCGCATCGCAGACGGCGGCGGCGTCCAGCGCCAGTCTCGCGCACGAAGCCGAGACCACGGCGCAGGGGCTGATCGGCGAGGCCAAGACCATTGCGGCGCGGATCACGGAGACAGCCGCACAGGTCGGGCGTGACGCGGCTACCGCCGACACCGCGGCCAAGACAGCGGGCGGCAAGGCCGACGCCGCGATCGACGCGCAGGCCAGGGCCGAGGCGGCAAGGCAGGCCGCCGAAGACGCCATGCGGACGGCCGCCGACAAGGCCCAGGCGGCGGGGCGATCCGCCACTGCGGCGCAGGCGAGCGAATCCGCCTCCGCGAAGTCGGCCGAGAGCGCCGGACAATCCAAGTCGGCGGCATCGGCATCCGAGAGCGCGGCGGCACGGTCGGCGACGGCGGCATCCGATTCGGCGGCGAAGGCAAAAGACAGCGAGGCCGCGGCCAATGCCAGCGCGGCCAACGCGGAGACGGCCGCCCAATCAGCCAATACCTCCGCCAGCACGGCCACCGGCAAAGCGCATGATGCGGCCACATCGGCCGATAAGGCCAAGGCCAGCGAGACCGCGGCGAAAACGTCTGAGACGGTCAGCGCGGAACATGCCGATACCGCTTCGGCCGCCGCCAGCGAAGCCGCAAAGACCCTTGAGCAATTACGCAAATGGTTCCCCGCGGCCACGATGCGGACGGACCTGTGGATGGAACCCGTGGACTTCGTCGTGGCCGGCCCGTATGAGATTCCCGACCAGCCGACCATCAGGCTCAAACCGGTGGCCGCGTACCTGGACGGGCACACGTCGGACGTGGACGCGTCCATGGCGTCACGGGACACCACGGTTGCCACGTTGGCCGGCCAGACCCTGACGTGGGTGAGCAATACGACCACGCTATTGGCCGCGCTCAAATCGGACTGCTACCATCCAGCGGAAGTCACCATCAAAGCCGGTGGCACCACTGTCACCAAGCACGTATACCTTCAGGCCGACCAGCCGGACGGAGTGGTCGGCGACCTGTGGGTGCGCACCGAAAAACTCCACAATGGCCTGCGATATTACACCGGCGCGTACGGTACGGCCGCCGCGGACGCCAATTCGATGTTCTTCCTCGTGGACAGGCCACGCGAAATCTGGCGGAAAACCATAGACAGCTGGACACTATTGACCGGAAAGGAATTGGAATGAGACGGAAACTCGCCTATTCGAACCCTGTGCTGACGGATACGGTGCGCCGGTTCGGCATGCTCCCGAAGGGTGACTGGCATGTCAGCAAGACGGGCGGCATACTCTTCGTGGGCGACACCGACTGGAACTGTTCCGCCACATTAGGCGAGACGCTGAATGAGGCGGAATTCCATTTGGACAAGACCACGAGCATGCTGGTGCAGGTGCAGGACAAGACCACCTGCCGTGATATCGCCATTGAATCGAAACCCGCATACGACATTTACGTCGTGGGGGGGGGGCTTCCGGGCTTCTTCACCGCCGACACCGCACCCTACTAAGCGGATTGGGGGTGGCGGCATGAGAATCAGGAATCTTTACAATCCGCCGACCATGAAGGACCGTGAGGCGGTCACCCCGTGGGCTCCTGCTGGCATGACCGCCTCGTCGAAGACCACCGACGAGGGGTGTGAGATAACCGTCACCGGCGACGTGGAGCAGGGCTGCTGGCTGAATCCGCCAAGACCAAAGCCTGATGGACTGGTGAACGTCGTGTGGCAGCTAAAGGACGGCTCGTATCTCATCAGCGACAATAATAATTTGACTGTACGGTTTTATGCGGGCGTGACGGTGCTGACCCGCCTGTGTGGTTTCGATGACCGTTCACTCGTGACCCTGCTGCAGAATGCCGGATTGCCGCTCGTGTTCGCCGCCACCGACCGTCCCTACTGATATTTTTCACCAACCACAAAAGCCACCCAAACGGGTGGCTTTTTTATATAGAAAGGAGAGGAATTTGAGCATCCTCAACAAAGGCAAGCCGTTGACGTGTTGGTTTCGGCGCGGTCTGACCGATGCGTCAATCCATGGGAGGAATCGAAAGGATGAATGAGGAATATCTCATCACGATTGTCGTCGCCATCATCGGTTCCGGTGGTTTCGGGGCTTTCGTGCCGTGGGTGCTCGACAAAATCGACAACAGGCGCGACCCGCTGCACGAGGGCGTGAAGGAGCTGCTGTTCTGCAAGCTTGAACTGTTGCATCGGCAGATGGTGGACAACGGCGGCGTATGCACCGTCGAGGCGAAACGGACCGCTGAACGCATATACCGCGCCTACAGCGGTCTGGGAGGCAATGGCGTCGGCACGGAAATGCGCAACGACATCCTCGACGCGCACATACAGGAGGACCAGCAATGACACGTCTCATGATCGCAATCGTAGCGTACCTGGTATTGCTTGCGCTCATCCTCATGTTCAATCACGGCGCGCACATGCGCTGACATCGATTTTTTCAAAACCAAGGCCACCCCCCACGGGGTGGCCTTTCTATTTGCCCCTGACTTGGGGCAGGAAGGAGAGGAATTTGAGTATCCTCAACAAAGGCAAACCGAAGCACATGAAACCCCGCCGACGCTGGCGCACGCCGCTGACCGCGCTCGCCGTCGCAGCCTCCATGGCGTTCGCCCCGGCGGCGATGGCCGACATGGACGGATACGACATTTCGAACTGGCAGTGCGGCATCGACACCGCGAGCGTGCCGGCCGATTTCGTCATCGTCGGCACCACGTGGGGTTCCGGCGGCGTGTACGGCGGATGCCTGTCCAACGGCGTTAACACCGACGCTAACCGTCAGCTCGCCGGTGCCATCAACAGCGGCAAGGAGACGGGCGTCTACCATTACGCGCGCGGCGACAACCCGAAGGCTGAGGCCCGGTTCTTCGTCGATAACGTGCGCGGATACGTGCACAAGAGCGTCCTGATCCTCGACTGGGAGGCGCAGGACAACACGGCCTGGGGCGACAAGCAGTGGCCGCGCCGCTGGGCGCGCGAGGTCAAACGCCTGACCGGGGTGAACCCCATCATCTACACGATGGACTCCGGGTACTGGCAGGTCGCCGGCATGGAGACCGAGCTGAACTGCGGCATCTGGATCGCACAGTACGCCACGAACATGGTCACCGGATACCAGACCGCACCGTGGAACCTCGGCGCACGCGGCGAGGTCATGCGTCAGTACACGAGCAACGGCAGTCTCAGCGGCTGGTCCGGGCGCCTCGACCTGAACAGGTTCCGCGGCGACCGTGCGGCTTGGCGCAAGTACGCGAACCCCGACGACAAGGGCACGGCGAGCCTGCCGAACGTCAAGCCGACGCCACAGCCCACGACAGCTCCGACGGTCGATCTGAATGCCCTGGCCACGCGCACCATCCGCGGCGACTTCGGCAACGATCCCGCACGACGACAGGCGCTCGGATCCAACTATGCGGCGGTCATGGACATAGTTAACCGGCGACTGTCCGGCAGTGGCGTCACGACGCCATCTGGCAATGCCGGCTCGTATTGCGTCGTTGTGTCCAGCGGCGACACCATGGGCGCGATCGCCAGCCGTACCGGCCGCACGCCGGCCAGCGCGTGGAGCGTGCCCAGCGGCAACATCAACCGCATCTGGCCCGGGCAGCAAGTCTGCTACGGCGGTTCGGTCGCTTCCAGCGTCGGTGCCCATGTCGTAACCACCTCGCACGTGGTCACCGCGGGCGAGAGCCTGTGGAAGATCTACGGTTCCAGCTGGCCGGCCGCGGCCCAACGCAACGGGTTGCGTGCCCCGTACACGATTTATCCCGGTCAGGTCTTGCACTGACCGGCCTCGAATTTTAAGGAGGTGTGGAATGGACGAATCCAATACCAATGGCTACCTGCTGCCGGACAAGGCGTACAAGGCGTTGAAATGGGTCGCGTTGATCGCGTTGCCCGCTTTGGCCGTGTTCGTGCATGTGGTCGGCCCCGCATGGAACCTTCCATGCGTTGACCAGATCGTGACCACGTTGAATGCTCTGGCCGTGCTGGTTGGCGCGTTGATCGGCGTCAGCGAGTTGAAGGCCCAGTATTCCGAGTAGAAACCTTTCATTTCTCTAACATCATGTTGGAGAAGTGTAAGAATACTATGACCTACTCGTACATTGAGTACGAGTCGCCCCTCTCTCAGCATTGCTGGGGGAGGGGCTTTTTCCTCATTCCGCATACAAACCGCATACAAAGACCGTCACGTTGCGTTCCATACAGTCATAACCAGTCACAACTTACAGGATGGTAAAAGCGTTGAAATACCAACGTTTCCCAATCTCCAAACATTCTGTCAAACCAAACCTAAAAACCACCAGATATGACAGAATGTCGCAGGTTCAAATCCTGTCAGCCCGACCATAAACCCCGGAATACCAACGTTTTCAAGGTGTTGGCGTTCCGGGGTTTTGTCGTGTCGGACACGATTGGACACGATGACCTCGATGGTCGTGTATCTATCGTGTCCCGAGCGTCGCGCGCACGGCCGTTTCGACGGCGCTCGCCACCTCTTCCAGACGCTCGGGCCACAACGCCGCGTAGGTGTCCAATGTGATGGTCGCCGACGAATGCCCCAGCTGGCGCTGCAGCGTCTTCACGTCGGCACCGGCCGCGATGGCGATGCTCGCGTACGTGTGCCGCAGCGAGTGTATCGTCACACCCTCGTCCTCCATACCGGCGTCCCTCAACGCCTTGTACCAAACCCTGGTGCGCCAGTTGTGCAGCCAGATCGGGCCTTCGCGCGCGGCACGGAACAGCCACGCGTCATCCGGCTGACCGGCGGTGAGCGGGCGGAGAAGATCCATGACGGACGCGGGAGCCGCCGCCCACCGTGGCTTGCCGTTCTTCGGCGGCCCTATCATTTGTCCGCCTTTGCCGTCGTCGGTCCATGTGCGCGCGACCCTCACCCTGGAACGCGCCCAATCCACGTCGCCGACACGCAAGGCGAGGGCCTCACCTACGCGCAGACCGGTGTAGGCGAGGAAGCGCACCAACGTCGCATCCACCGTGCCGGCCACCTTCTCGCGTTCGTCGGCCAACAGCTCGACCTCACGGATGCTCAGATACACCTTGTCGTCGTCCGAATCCACGATCTTGGTGTGGTGACCTTCTCTATCGGATTCTCGACGATCCACCGCTGGTCGTGCGCGTACTCCAGCACGCCGCCCATGACGACCTTGACGATGTTGCGGATGCTGCGCGGACGCAGCGGACGCGGAGACCTGCCATCGGGCAGTTCGGCGGGATAGTCGCCCGTCGTCAACCCCTCCACCCACTGCTGGATCCCGTTGCGCGTGATGGCCCGCAACGGCACGGCTCCCCATTTCGGGTTGACATACACGCGCAGCTCACGCTCGTAACGGCTCCTAGTCGAAGCCTTCAGGTCGAGCTTGCCGTGCAGCCATTCAACAGCGACGTCGGCGAACAGTCGGCTCTCCTGATGCGGATCATGATAGCGGCCACGGCGCACATCGTCCTCCATCGCCGCACGGAACGCCTCCGCATCAGCATACTTGGCGAACGACTGCGCCGCCCATCCTCGGGCATGTACCAACGGCACCGCCAACGCTGACCCCTCCCGTACTGGGTCGTACGCCACCTGACCGGAACGTTCGCGCGCATCGGATCTCTCGCGTTCGCCAACGCGCGCTTCGCCGCACTGGACGGGGGAGTGCCGTCCTCCGCGTTCCTCAGCCACCGGTCATCGATCATCACCCGCGCCACCGCACACCTCCGATCAGCGCATCGTGTCGCGCAGCAGACGCCGGTAATCCTCGACCACCTGCAGCGTCACATCCAGCTCGCACGCGATCCGATACGCGTCACCCTCATGCAGTTCCTCGGCGCTCGCGTACTCGATGGGATCGATGAGTTTGAGCGCGGTCTCCCGTCGTGCCCTGCGTTCGGCCTTGACCCCGTACGTGGTGCCGCACCCGGTGTCGTGGTACCGGGCGTGTACGAGCTCGTGGCAGAGCGTGCACCGGCGTTGGAAATCCGGCAACGACTCATCCAGGATGATGAGCCGCGCCGGCTCGTAGTAGACGCCGCACAAACCGTTGGGCAGGCGCCGCTCCTCGACACGGATGCCCAGGGCGGACGCCTCATGCATCAGTTGTTCCGTCGTGGTCCCTTTCGCTGATTTGACTATCAATCCGACAGGTGTGAAACTAAGGGCAGCTCATCTACCTAGTTGTAGAAGGAGTTCCTTAGGTCGCTGCGGCGGCCCTTGCTTTTATCGAATCACGTCCACATGCGTCAAGCTCTTTGTCATTCACCGACATCCTTTCCCGTGCCGTCGAATACCCGTCGCCTCACATCGTCGGACAGACGGTAGAACGCCGGTCTCTGCCCGCGGTGCGCCACCAAGCCGATCTGCTCGAGATGATCGGTGATGGTCTTCGCCTTCTTCCGACCTACCTTCAACGCGTCGCACAGCATATCCCTCGTCATCCCGTGCGGCTCGTCGGAGAACAATTCGTTCTGGATGAGGACGTTCATGGCCTTCGACTCCTGTTCGCTCACGTCCAGCCCCTTCTCCATGCCCACGTATGCGGACAGGGCGGCCACGAGCATACGGGACTTCTCGACCAGGTCGTCGATGAGCCCGCGCTGCGCCTCGGACACGAACTTCATCATCCGGTACGCGAACAGGCTCGCGTCGCAGCAGTTCAACGGATGCTGCGCCTCCTCGAATGCCTTGTAGTACCTGTCCTTGCCGTCGTAGATGACGGGGCTGAGACTCACAGTGGTCGGAGCGCACAGGTGGTGCCTGAGCTGGAGGGCGAACAGGAACCTTCCGGTCCTGCCGTTGCCGTCGTAGAACGGGTGTATGTACTCGAACGCGAAATGGCACATCGCGGCCCTGATGAGCGGCGGTATGCTCTTGTCTTTGGCCAAGGCGAGCCATTGGGTGAGCGCCACCTTGATCTCCGATTCCGGCTCGATGCCCGTGTGGATGCGCCTGCCGGTCGCCGTGTCGTCGATGAACACGGGTCCTTTGCGGAACAGGTCGCCGTCCGGCATGTCGTCGTCCTTCAGCTCGCCGGCGGTGACCTGGTCGTAGATCCTGCGGATGTCCTCGAGCGTACCGGGTATGTCGGGCACTTTGTCGTCGTCATCTCCGAGAGTGAGGAACAGTTTGGCGAATTCGCTGAACCTCTTCCCGGAATCGTTCGTCCTGGCGGCCTGCAGGGCGTCGCTGATCTCCTTGCGGGTCGAGCGCACGCCCTCGATGCCGTTGGTGCTGAGCATCTCGGTCCCGATGAGATCGTTGAGATAGGCGTGTTTCACCTCCCTCGGCAGCGAGTTCCACAGGCTAGTGACCACGGTGTCCTGCTCTCGTATGGTGTCGAGTAGCGCTGCGAGCTCACGGAAGTTGACCACGAACACCTCGTGGCCGCGCAATGTGACGCCGGAGCGGAACGTGCTCCATCCTTCGATGCGCGCCCGGTATTCGCGTTCGGCCCTGTCCTGCGGACGTTCCGTCGATTCGCCCATGTGCAGGGTCCGTCTGATGCTTTTGTAGTCCATGTAATCGCTCCGAATACGTGTCCCGGCACTTTTGCATGCCATCCGTCAAGGTTCTATTGTTCCTTTTTGGCGAAAAGGAACAATAGAAATGTTGAAAAGCATTCCGAATGTTCCCAACGCCCAATCAGTTCGTCGGTGTTTTCGCCTCGACGGTCTCGCCTGTATCCTGTCCCTGTTCCCGTTTCTCGGCGATACGCCGGCTGATATGTTGGTCATTGACTTCAGTATGCATTTCAATCCTTACCGTGGTTTCATCATCGGTACGTTCGATAGCGGCTGCTGCTACAAGCCCGTCGCCATCGCAGTCATCAATCGATGACAGTAGGTCGCACATTCCCAGTAACACACCACCAAGCTTGACGGTGCAATTCCTCCTGACGATGACCCACACATGGGATCCGTCGGGAAATTCGGAAAGCACATCCGAGATTCCATCAATTGAGTCGATCTGTACCCATTCACCTCCTCGGCCGAGTGTGCGCTTATGTGGTTTCGGATTGAGAAATCCGGAATCTGCGCTCGCGGATTTAGCGGGCTGGCGATTTTGAAGTTTCGGACGTTTAACGGTCTTGGGCTTCTCCTTCCGTACGACCTGCGAACTTAGGTCGACCGGTTCATGCTCGAATGGCATATGCAACCTCAATTGCAGACGATCGACCTCGCGGTCCTTTGCGCGATCGGGTATATGGGCAATCATCGAAGCTCCATCGCCGGGTACCTGACCGCAATGGCGCTCCATCTGGTATTTGCTGATGTAGCCTATTTCCTCGCCGTCCAGATACACCCAATACGTTGGGTATCCTTCGTATTTCCCCTTTGGTATTCGTCCCTCGACGACGTACGCCCAGATCCAAGCGTCATATCCATAGGGCTTTAGGCTGTCCTGATGATTCTCGTCGCCGGAAACCTCGATCCCTTGTTCGAACGTTCTGACCTCCACATCGCTGGGACGTTTGTTAACCGGTTCCAGATCCATCCCATCGAGATACAGGCTTTTGGCGAAGATCGTGTTCTTCCGCCGCTTCTCCTTGAGATCACGATTCGCCGACTCCTCCTGCTGTTCGCGAGTCAGCATGACTGGAGCGGTCATGGAGTTCAACCGCTGCCAGCATGCCCAAGTTTGCCGTGCATCGGACAACGCGCGGTGGTCTTCCAACTGATCGATGCCGAGAAGACGTATGAGCTCCTGCAATGACAGAGATGGCACGTTCGGAAACATCCTTCGTGCCAGCACGAGCGTGTCCGTGAGCGAGACATCCGGCGGAGGACACCCGTATCTTCGTGATTCCATGGCCAACATGTTGATATCGAACGCGACGTTATGACCGATGACATTCAACGATCGAATGGCCTCAAGAAAACCAGGGATGATGAATTCCGCATCCGGCTGATCCAGAAGTTCATCCTCGGTTATACCGGACAACAGCGTGGAGGATAACCTGAGCCCGTCATACGGACGAATCAGCTGCTCGTATTCCGCGATAGGACGATTGTCCCTGATGAGAATCGCGCCAATCTCGATAATCTGCGCATCATTTGAATTCCCGGTGGTTTCCGTATCGAGCACCATCTGATCGGCAACCGACGCCTGAACACGAAACCTGTCCAACTTAGCTTTCGCACTTGCGAAATACCGTGCGTCTCGTTCCGGCCTATACGGCGGATACGAGTCAGACGGCATCGAAGCGTTCACTCGTTGAGGATGACCGGCTTCACGCTTGCCGGTGATTCCGATTCCCAACAGTTTGAGAATGCTCGATAACAACCCCATTGTCCGCCCCTCACGCTGCCGATTGTCTAATCCCTTGGCGTTTCCGCCTCAAGCTCCTTGTTTTCATCCTGATTCGCGGCCAGATCGTACAAATCAGGATTCGACGCGATATCATCGGCGACTTGTGCAATCGTCGGTGGGTCTCCGAGCTCTTCGATAAGCCGTGTGTACGCAGCGTCGACTACCTGTCTTGGGTCAACGTTGATGAGCTCGCATGTGTTGATAAACGCTTCGAGTGGCATCGATGGTTTTGCGTTGATCCATCGTGAATAACCGGATTTGGAATGCCCGAGGCGTTCGGCCACCTCTGCTTGCGATGTACCTTCTCGCGCAAAGTTCGCTTTAAGCTCATAGCCGATGAGTTGTGCGAAACGTTTGCTGCGCTGCTCCTTAATATCACTCATGTGAGCATGATAATGCTTTATTTGAGCAATAACAACTTACGGTGTGGCATTTAATTGCTCATATGAGACACGCCGAAAGTTGACAATAGCCAATGTGAGTCACACCATTGCATGTATGAGCAACGTCAATGCTGAGTTCGGCTATCTCGCCGAATCAATCATAAAGCGCAAAGGAATGACCAAGAAGGCCGTCAGCGAGAAGTCCGGCATTCCCTACAGCACCTTCAACTTCATGCTGCGCGGGCAACGCGCCGTAACTCTCGACAACATTTTGGCAATTGCTGAAGCCACCGAATCTAAGCCGTCTGCGCTCATTCCGAAGCAGTTCAAGTCCGAGGCGTTCGCGGAAGGTGGGGAGTGATGAAAAGCGAGATTGGAACCATGCCGGCGCCGGTTGTCATTCCGAAGTCCATGGAGCAGGTCGAGCGGGAGCATCAGGGGTTGTGCGATCTGATTCGTCGGGACGTTCGTCGCATCGTCGCCGAGGAGTTGGACAAGCGCGGTCTCGTGGACCGTGGGACGAACCCGGTCTCGACCGAGGAGTTCATCCGGCGGAACCCGGAACTGCATGGTCTGGTGAGGGACGCCGTCCGCGGTGAGCTGGAGTTCGCACGCGCGGACGGAGAACGGTCAGTCGATGCCAAGCCTCCGCTTGATCTTCAGTTGGTCGTTCCTGATGTACCGCTGGTATTCCGCGATGCCCCGTACGGCATCGGCAAGCGAGGCGATCGCCCTGGCCATGTCGCCGGCTCTGACGTAGGTCTTGGCGTCGTTTGCGGAATCTATCGGATCGCGTTCCATGCTCTCACCTCCCTTCTTTGCGTGGCATGCACCATTCTCGCACTCAAGGCATTCCCGGAAGGAGGGGAATGATGGATTACAGGACGTTGCCGTTGAAGGATCTGGCGTTGTCCGTGAGCGTGGTCATCGATGTGGTCCGTGATTTGTGTGAGCTCCGCCGCAGGGAGGGGAGCTCACGAGCGACATGCTCCACAAGTACGAGGCGAAGGCCGTGCATGGCCTGTTCGTGCTTATTGTCCGGGAGCAATCTGCGGGAAAATCGTCGCCGCGGTCAGTGCCACGGAAGGAGCTTCGATGATGAACCCGATGGCGATTTCGGACAGTGCGTTTTTGACTCCGTCCCATTTCGAGCTTTTCTCCTTCGGCGTTTGCACCATTGTGATGTCCAGGGCCATGCGGAGTCTGGCGAACGCCTTCTCCAGCGCGAAGTCGCCGGTGATGTCGTATTCGGATAACGCGGTCTCCGTCTCGGTGAGCAATCGGGATACGTACAGTGCGAGTCCTTCTGGCATGGTGTCGGCGATTTCGCCAAGAACCTTCCTGGAATCGGTGAGCAGTGAGCGTAGCTTCTCTTTCTGTTCGTCCGTGAAGTGGACGGTGCAGCCCGTCATCTTGTCCGCGATGGTCTTCATCGCGAGCATGTCGCCGGCGTTGACACGGATCGAAGCGTACATGTTTGCTTTTCGTGTCCGTCCCATCCGTTGCGTTCGGCAAAGGCGGTGACGATGATGTTGGTCCAGTGTTTGACGCAGGTGCGCATGATCGACACATCATCGCCCATGCGCTCCCATGTGTCTATTTCGGATTCGATCTCCTGCAACGCCGATGTGACATCCAGGAGTGTGAACCCGTTCTCGAAGGCGTTACTCATGTTTTTCTGCTGGAAGAAGGAAAGCAGGTACTGTGCGGCGTTCATTGATTCTTCTCCTAATCTGGCCGGTCCGCGTCTGGACCACGCGGGCCTTGTAGCCATCCAGTTTAGGAGGGGGCCGGGCGGTTCTCCTAACGCCGCCCGGCGTATTCCACTCATCCGATGTGAAAGGGGTGCGTGATGTGCGATGACGTGTTCGCCGCGTTGGAGGCGGCGTTGAAGCCGATGAACACGACCAAGGACGTGGCCGAGTGCGGCATCACGGAGCGCACGCTGGCCTATTGGCGGACGACGGGCCTTGGCCCGAAGTACGTGAAGGTCGGCCGCACGGTCCTCTACCCGAAGGAGGAGCTGGTCTCCTACTTCCGCGAGCACCTGTACCAGTCGACCATGGAGTACGGGGAGGTGCCGGCATGAGCAGGCATCGCAGGCCGGTGACGCTGACCGTGAAGCAGCGTGAACAGAAGCTGGCGTTCTGCATCGTCGTGGGCGCGGCGCTCGTCCTGTTGTCGGGATGGGGGCTCGTCTGGTGGGTCGCCGGGTTGGTGGACGGCGTGTTCAGCGTTCTGCATTTCGCGGCGTTCATCGCGGGCGGGTTGCTGGGCGTGACGCTGCTGTCGATCGCCGACCGCGAGGACGGCGAGTAGGAGTCTTGCCCGGCGTTTTTCTGCTTTCCGCGTCGGGCGGCGTGAAGGAAAACACGTACAAACCGGTGCCAATAACAGAAGATCGCGCGGACGTCGTCAGGATGTGTCCCCAGCCGTCGTGGCGTCCGCGCGTTTGGCCGGCGCCCCATAAGGGGTACGGCGGCCGGAGCGGAATCGTTGTCGAAATGGTGTGTGGCGGATTCCGTTCCGGTGTGCCGGGTTCGACTCCCGGCGTCGGCCCGAAAGGAGCCCGTATGGCTTTCGGCAAGGATTGGAAGGAGGTCGTCATGACCGATGATGAGCTGAAGCTTCTGGATACGCCGTATCGTGACCTGTCCATGGATGACAGGGCGAAGGCACTGTCCAGGGTGCAGAAGGATTACGGGGACACGGTCCTGACCGTGGTCACCCAACTGCTGTCCACGAACATGGGTTTGACGATGCGCGAGGCGGTGATGAAGGAGACCGGCTCATGGCCGCAATGGCCCGATCCGAAGAAGCGTCGCGGCCGCAGCGTCAAGCCCGGCGCCACGACGTCCGCGACGCCGATCGTGGATCAGCCGAAGGCGGAGAAGCCCGAACCGTCCATGACGGCCGAAACGGAGACGTGCGGCGATCTGGACAACCTGACGCGAGACGAATTCGTGGATCGCGGGGTGAAGCTCTGCGACCAGGCGTACGTCGCCGCCGTCGGCATCATCAGGCTCGGCTACCTGACTCATCAACCGGCGCTGGTCGACATGGCCGCTGGCGTTGTCAGCAACGCGGCGGCCTGCCGGTCCTGCGTGGAACGCAACGGGAAGGTGTTGACCGATGGCCGGTGAAACTGAGCTGACGATCGTCGGCAATCTGACCGCCGACCCCGAGCTGCGGAGCATTTCCACCGGATCCTCGGTGTGCAATTTCACGATCGCCGCCACCCCGCGGACGTTCAACCGTCAGTCGGGCCAGTGGGAGGACGGCCAGGCGTTGTTCATGCGCTGCACGGCCTGGCGCGAGCTCGCCGAGCACATCAGCCGGAGCCTGGCCAAGGGCATGCGCGTCATCGCCAGGGGAACACTCTCGCAGGAGACATTCCAAGCGAACGACGGGACCAACCGGACCGTGTTCAAGCTCACGGTCGACGAGATCGGCCCCTCGCTGCGGTACGCGACCGCGGCCGTGGCCAAGCAAGCTCCCGCCCGCGGCTTCCAGGGCAATAAGGGTTCCCAAAACGGGTATTCGGGTGGGGCCACGTTCGGTGGCTCCGCCTGGCAGGAGTCATCCCAGTCGAGTCCGGTGGAGCCGTCCATCGGCGGGCCTCACGACCCGTGGGCCGCCGATGCGGGAGCGTCTTCCGTCGGCCCGGACGATGAACCGGAATTCTAAGGAGGGGATCGTGGGTGGTCTTATCGACAGCGTTAACCGGACGATCAGTGAGACGTGCCTGTGGTGCCACGCTCACCCGGGCAAGTGGCATTCGTGGCCGATTGCGTATTCGTCGGAGCGTGCGGCGCGCGAGGATCTGGAGCGGTTCCAGTACAACGAGGTGGACGGCTGGCGGTGCGATCCGCGAGCATTCCGGTTATGGTCGTGAATCTTGACTCGCAATTGGACGCGGATTTCTGCCGTGAGATGGGAGAGCAGCTCCTGACGGTGGATGTGCCGAAGTCGCTTCTGCTGAAGAGCAACGGCAGCCAGGGCAACCCGTACCGGAACAACCAGAGGGCGATGGAATTGCACCGTCTAGGCCTGATCGCGGCCCGCAGCGGGTTGAATTCCGGGGCCTTGCGTACGGCTGGTCGTCTGGTGGACCTGCTGTGCGTGGTCGCCTACCCGAAGAACCTGCATCGCGTGGATCCGCCGAACATGTGGCCCACGTGCAAGCCGGTCATCGACGGGATGACCGAGGCGGGCCTGTGGATCGACGACGACAGTTCGCATATCCGCCGCACCAGCTTCCAACAGGACCCGCAGCCAACGGGCAAGCAGGGCCTGTGGCGGATCACCTTCCACATCATCCCAATCAGCGAAGGGGAACAGGAATGAACGACCATCTGACCATGACCAGGCAGCAGTTCGGCGACGCCGTGTACACCGCCGTCCTCAAACACGCCAAAACCCGCGTCGGCGGTCACTTGATCCCCTACGGGGAGTTGGCCGGCGAGCACGGCGTCATCCAGTACGCGTGGGACAGCCTCGCACGCCATAGCGAAAGCGGGCGGCGATGACACGGCTCACACCACTCATGAGGGACCGTCTCGCGTACATCCGCGAGAATCCCAACGCCTACCCGTGCGACGGCAACGACAATCGCACCTTCCAGGCCCTGGCACGCCACGGGCTGATCCAACCAGAAACATTCGGCTGGAGCGTCACCGACAAAGGCGCCGCGCTCGCCGACAAACTACTGAAGGGGAAGCCATGAGCGTGGAACTGCTCGCCAAGGCGAAGAAGACGCGGCCGGGCGGGGACAGCACGGCGAAGCTGCTGCTGATAGTCCTCGCGGACTATGCGAACGCTGAGGGCATGGCATGGCCGACGGTCGCGACGATGACCGAGGAGGTCGAGAAGAGCGAACGCACGATCCAGACCGCGTTGCGCAAGCTCGAACGATTGAAGCTGATCCGCAGGGGCAATCAGAAGTGGACGCGCAACTATCCCAAGGGGCAGCGTCCGACCGTGTACGAGATCCTCCCTGAGAAAACCAAGCGGGCTCAGCATTCCAAGACTGCACGGGTGCAGTCCACCGCACCCGTCGAAACAACACCGGACACCGGTGCAGTACACAACACCCCCACCGGTGCAGTCCACGACACCACCCCGGTGAAGCACACTGCGGGGGAGGGGTGCAGCACAGCGTACCGAACCGGTGCAGCCCACTGCACCCAAACCCTTAAAGAACCACCAATGGAACCCTTAAGAGAGAGTACGCGCGCGCAAACCACGAAAACCACCACAACCGACCGCGCCCAGGCGCTCGCCGACTGGAAACCCAACCTCGACCACCACGATCTCGCCGACGATCTCAAACTCGACGTGGATTACGAAGCCGGCAAGTTCCGGGATCGTCTGCTCGCCAATGCCGCGATTCCCGCGAATCTCGACGCGGCGTTCGATCTGTGGCTCAAGCGCGGGGCCGAGCTCGGTCTCGGCGGCAGGGAGACCCCGAAGGCGAAGACCTGCCAGCACACGTGGGCGTGCAGGCACACCCATGCGATCCTCGACCGGGTCGGCATCAGCCGCGACGACACCGACACCGCCGGCCGTGTCGCCCAGCGGCTCAAGCGCGGCGACGCACCGGAGGCGATCGTGGACGACCTGCTGGAGATGCGAGACCACGAGTGGTGGGAGGCGGCATGAGCCAGACCATCGCGGCGATCATCCTGCTCGCCCTGGCGGTGCTGGTCGGGTGTATCGGAGGACGAAAATGAGCCAGCCAAGCCGACTGACCTGCCAGCTCGTGGACCTGCGCGACGAAACATCCTGCGTGCGCTGCGGCGCCTACCTGGTCGGGCGTCCGGCGTCCAGGCATCACCGGAAACGGCGCTCGCAGGCGAGCCGGGCGGAGGTGCATTCGCCGGCGAATCTCATCGACCTGTGCGGCACCGGCACGACGGGCTGTCATGGGTGGGTGCACGCCCATCCGGAGGAGGCCCGGGAGCACGGGTGGCTGCTCAGATCCACCGACAGTCCGAAGCGGACGCCGATGCTACACGCCTTGTATGGGTGGGTGCTTCTGGATGACCAGGGGCACGTGGAAATCATCGAAGCCAACGAAAGGAAGGCACTGATATGACAAACGATACGAAGCCGGACATGATGTTGTGGCTGGACGTGGAGACAACGGCGTTGGATCCGACCCGCGGGCAGCTGCTGGAGGTCGGCATGGCCGTCACGGGGATGGACGGGGAGACGCCGGACGACGTGGACGACAGGCTGATCCGTACCTGGGTCATCGAGCATGACGCCATCCGTCTGTGTCCGGACACCGCGTGGGCGGTCGACGTGCACACGCGCAACGGGCTCGTCGACGAAACATTCGGCGACGACGCGGTAGGCGCATACACGGCCGCCAAGCAGATCAACGGCGTGCTGGCCGATTGGGCGGGAAAGTACACCCTGCATCCGGCGGGCGCGAACGTTGACTTCGACATCAAATGAATCCGCAGCAGGCTCGAGCTCCATCTCGACATGCTCCATTACCGGAAGCTCGACCTGACCACGCTCCGATTCCTGATGAGGCAGGCCACGCTCGGCGCCTACTTCGAGCCATCCACCGACCACAGGGTCAAGACCTGCCTCAACCGCGACATCCAGGAATACAAGCACATCCTCCATAAGATCACCGCGCTCGCGGAAGGGGATACGAAATGAGCGTGACCAGTGGCGCGACAATATGGGCAATCTCGTGTGACCGTCCTTGCTGTACCAGTCAAATCGCCGTTGCGGCCGCATCCTGCAGCCAGGCGCTCATCGACGCCGAACACGAAGGCTGGCACGTACTGGCCGACGGCACCGCATACTGTCCGACGCACAGGCCTCGGGAATGACGAAGCCCCCATCCCTTCGGACGGAGGCCACGACCAGCAATCACCAGTCTAGCCGAAGGATGGGGAACGTCATGACACTCTGCCGGATCTGCGAACACGCCGCAACCGATACGTCGACGGGCGTCTGCCGCGACTGCATGAACGCCTACGTGTCGCGACTGCAGTGGCTGCGCCTGATCGGCATGCCCACGCTCCGCCAGGTCGCCTACCGTCAGGTCGACCTCGGCGAGCACGCGGCCCGGTCCGGCAATACGGGCGTCGCGCCCATCCCGCTGCGCATGGACGCCGAACAGGCGTACATCGACGTCGAACGCGACCTGCAATACCTCGCCGGACGCATCGGACTGAAACCCGTCGGTCACGACGACATGGAGCGGCCTCGCACGCTGCGCGACTGGGCATGGATCCTGCCACGGCTCATCCTCCGCCAACACGACCTGTTCGCCCTCGACACCGCGGCCGGCGACCTGCACGCGCTCACCCATGACTGCGAGCGCGTGGACGGGTTCGTCAGCCGTCGTGCGGAGCGGCGTCTGGTGGGCGTGTGCCCGGAGTGCGCGTCGGGCGAGGATCCGGAGCGGACGCCGGTGTACGCGGCGCGTGGCGAACGGTATGCGGTGTGCGAGGCGTGCGGCGCGTGGCTCGACCTGGAGCGGGTGCGGCTCGGCTATCTGGAGGAGGCGGGCATGCTGCACATCACGCGCAAGCGGGCGGACGCGGCCCGGTGGCTGTCGGAGCAGTCCGGCGTGCGGGTGACCGGCAAGATGCTGGACAACTGGCGTCTGGCCGGCCGCCTGCATCCCAGGCACGTGGAGGGCCGGTCACCGGCGAAACCGAAGCCGAAAAGAAGAAGAGCTGCATCCCAGGCACGTGGAGGGCCGGTACTGGGAGTGGGACGTGCACGAGCTGCTGGAATGCGTTAGGTGACGTCTGTTTTCCTCGGTTTGAGAAACGGTTGCAGTTTTGGTTACAAAACTGATATAACTATTCTATGAACGAAGAAATCTACCCGAACGCGCCCATTGTGCTCATGGTGGCCGAAATCAAACACACCGAGCACGGGCCGCTGGACGAGAAACAGTCCAGAACGATCTCCGAGGCGGTCAGGGAGACACTCCCAATCCGCGAGGAGGACGCTGAACAGAACATCACCTTCACGGGAATAACGGACGGAACACAGCCGCCCGTCCAAGTCTCTCAGACGAAGGTGCTGCGCTGGTCAAGCCGCGACAGAAGAACCGTCCTCACGGTCAAATCCGACACCATCTCCGTGGAAACCACGCAATACCACCGATACATGGACATTCGGGAACTACTGGGGCGAGCGCTGGCCGCGCTCGCCGACACGACGTCCTTGGACGGCGTCACGCGCATCGGCCTGAGGTACATCGACGAGATCCGCGTGCCGTCCGAAGATGATTCCGGACTCCCGGAATGGGGTGAATGGGTTGACGGGTCGCTGCTCGGCCCGCATGGAATCGAGCTCGGTCATGGGCTGTCGCCGGCCACCAACGAAGGCACATCGGTGTTCGCCGGGGATGACGCGACCAGACTGGTGCTCCGGTACGGCGCGCAGGATGCGTACGTCGTCGGTTCGACGCAGCAGCTTCGACGCCCCCTGCCGTCCCCTGGCCCGCTGTTCAAGCTGGACATCGACAGCTACTGGCAGCCGGAGGACGTTCCGGAATTCAACCCCGATGGAATCCTCGCAATGGCGGATCGGCTCCACGAGCCGGTGCGTTCCATGTTCGAGGGGCTGATCACCGACAAGCTCAGGAACGAGGTGCTTCGCCGTGGCTGACACCATCATCAAGGAAAACGAGCGGACGTTGACGGAGACGGCAGGCGGTGCCGTGAACCGTCCCGAATCATCCGGAACCGGTCAATCCAGATCGGCACTCACCGACAACATCGGAGGCATTCGCGGCGCGGCCCGTGCTTTGGAATCCGAACTGGACGACATGCACCGTGAATCATTCGAATCCGAATGGGAGACGAAAACCGCCGAAGCAGGCAGGAAAAGCGTCAGAACACTGCTCGGCGAGCTGTCCGACCTCGGCTTCTCCTGGCGTGACATCGCCCGCATGCTGCATGTAAGCGTGCCCGCCATCAGGAAATGGAGGCAAGGAGGTGCGGCATCCGGCGACAGCAGAAGGAAGGTCGCCGCACTGATGGGGGCGTGCAATCTGATCATGCGTCATTCCATGGTCGATGAGATAGCCTCATGGTTCGAGATGCCCCTGACATCGGCGCCGGTCACACCCATCGACCTATACGCCGCAGGAAGGGCCGATCTCGTGTTCGACTACGCCAGCGGACATCCGGACCCGGAACGTCTGATGGACGAATTCGACCCCCAGTGGCGCGAACGCTACCGCAGCGATTTCGACGTCGTGACCGCTTCGGACGGTGACTTCTCCATCGTGAGGAAGGAACGGTAGCCATGAACAAGCTCGAATTCCCCGGCAGCAGCGCCCCGGACGGCCTTTATCTGGCCCGCGGAGCAGGCGAGACGTCGCCATGCCGTCCCTACCTCATCGGCGACGTATTCGACGGCGTGGCCATCCCCAACGGCGCTGGAGGCGAAAAGAAGAGGCGGGTGGCCATCCTGCAGCATCCATGCTCCATGCGCAAGGACGGGGTCAACCTGAAGGATTCGTTACTCGTGGCGAAGGTCTCCCGACGTCCCGCGCTGACTGCTGACGAATGGGCCGGAGGTTACTTCGGCATCATGCCGCTTCCTGAGCTTGAATACAGCGACAACCCCAAACGCCGCGACCACGCCATCGAGTTCGGTGACCTGTACACCGTGTCGCCTGGACAACTGGAAGCCGCAGAAAGAATCGCGTCGCTGTCACCCATCGGCATCAACCTGCTCCTGCAGCGGTGGGTGCACTATATGTCGAGGGTCGTGGTCCCCACGTTTACGTTCAACGAGGCGACGACACCGTTCTATGAAGAGGCCGACCTGATCGAGGAATGGTGCGAGGAATCAGCGACGGACGAAACCGCGGACTCCATCCAAAAGGCCGGGCTCGCCTGCATGGGATGGCTGCGCGCGGAACGACCGGGCGGCAGGACGTACCAGGAGATGCTCAAGGACCCGCAGTCGCGTAGCGCCGTACGCAAGGCGATGCGCGCGGAACTCAAGAGAATGAATCGTCCAGCGTGAACGGCGGAATTTCAGGCCTAGCAATTTCCGTGTTAAGCTAACGCTGTAACCAGCGGTATCCCTCGAGATGGGTGATGCCTGCTGGAGGTGAGGCCCCGACGGGCATGGATTCGTCGGGGCCTCGCTCGTATCCGATGGATGGTTGGCTGAGCAGTCGAAAGCACCCGCTTGCTAGGCGGGAGACCTTGACGGGTCCGCAGGTGCGAATCCTGCACCATCCGCACATTCGTTTTCGGGGAGGTGCATGATGCCGCCCACCATCACGCTCAAGATCACGGACAACGCGGACCGGCAGCTCGCCACGATGAACGTGCCCGTGCCATTGTCGGGTGAACCGGGCGAGTGCGCCATGTTCGACGCCGAGACGTTCGAACGACTGCTCGATCGGGCGGCCATCGCGTTCCGCAAGGTGTTCGACGATGCATACCGGGAAGGCTAACTCGCGTCGTCGCGGCGGTCGTGACCGGTTGTGGCGAAGGGTCAGGGCGTTGGGGGAGCCGTGCTGGATCTGCGGGCTGCCGATCCCTTTGGATGCGCCGGCTCGTGACCCGTTGAGCTTCGAGCTGGACGAGCTGCTGCCGGTCAGCAAAGGCGGCAGTCCCACGGATCCGGGGAACGTGGCCGGGGCGCACCGTTGCTGCAACCTATGGCGCGGTGTCAGGAGCGTCGCCCACGTCGAGCGCGTCCGTTCCATGGTTCGAGCCCGGTATGGTTCGTGGCCGTCGCCGATGGATTTCGTGCGATGCGCGAAATCCATCGACATGAAGGACGGGGCGCCGATTGTGCATCCGGTGAGGTCGAGTGGCGCGGTCTGACCCACCCGGGTATACCTGCACCCGTTTTCTCGCGGACACCCCGGGGCATAGTCACGATTTACACACAAGGTTCGGATTTCGGCTTGGAGGTGGCGCGTATGACGATGCTGAGCGTCACCCGAAAGGGCGATCCGGAACAGCAATTGACCGAACTGGCCAAGAGGCTGGCCGCGGCGATCGACAGATGCGACGATGCGGGGAAGCTGGCGAATCTCGCCCGGCAGTATCGCGAGACGATACTGCGTTTGACCGAGCTGAAGGCTGGTGATGGGGATGACGACGACCACGAGCTCGACGACCTCATCGCAGGCGCCAAGGCCACGAGGCCGCGAAGAGCCGACTAGCCTGGTCGAACCCGACGCGGCCGACTGTCTGCTGGACGAGTGCCTGACCGCGTGCGCCTCCGGAGGATTACGGCCGATGCGCTGGCAGGAGAACGTGCTGCGCGGCTGGCTCGGCGTCAACGCGGATGGCCTGTGGGCGGCGGGCACGTGCGGTCTGTCCGTGCCGCGGCAGAACGGCAAGACCCTGGGCGTGACCGAGGCCAGGTCGAACTACGGGATGCTCGTGAAGAACGAACTGGTCCTGTACACCAGCCACCTGCAGAAGACCTCGACCGAAACGTTCGAGGACATGGCCAACTTCTTCGACAGCCGCCGCCTGCGCAAATACGTCAAGACGATCCGCACCGCATTGGGACGCGAGGCCATCATCCTCAAATCCGGCGCGCAGATCAAATTCCTGGCGCGCACCCGCAACGGCGGACGCGGCCAGCACTGCGACCTGCTGATCTTCGACGAGGCGCAGGAGCTGACCGACGAACAGCAGGCCAGCTTCCTGCCCACGCAGGCCGCCAGCGCCAACCCGCAGACCATCTACACCGGTACACCGCCCGACGAGAACGCGCCCGGCATCGTGTTCTGCCGCATCCGCGACAAGGCCTCGGCCGGAGCGGACGGCATGGCGTGGGCCGAATGGTCGGTCGACCAGATCGGCGACGTCACCGACCGGCAACGCTGGTATCAAACCAATCCGTCGCTCGGCCTGCTGATCCTGGAATCCTCCGTGGAGAAGGAGGCCAACGACATGGCCCCGGACAAGTTCGCGCGCGAACGCCTCGGCTGGTGGATGCCCGCAGGCAGCCAGGTCGACCACGTCATCGACGCCGACGCATGGAACCGGTGCCGCGTCGAGGAGCCGCCCGAACCGCATTTGGTGTGCGCCGGCGTCAAATTCGGCACGGACCGCGCCACCCTCGCCTACTGCATCCGGCCCAAGACCGGGGCCTGCTACGTCGAATGGGTGGACACCAGAAGCCTGAACGAGGGCGTCGGCTGGCTCGCCCAATGGCTCGACACGCGACGAGGCACCATCGCCACCGTCGCCATCGACGGGCGCAGCGGCACCGGAGCCCTGACCACCAGACTCCACGACATGGGCTTCCCGAAAACCGCGGTCATCCTGCCTGGATCCGCGGACATGGCCACCGCCAACGCGATGCTCCTGGACGCCGTCAACACCGGCACGCTCACCCACTACGGCCAGGACGAACTGACCATGAGCGCGACCATGAGCGCGCGACGCCGCATCGGCGGCGACGGATTCGGGTTCGAGGACCACGACACCGCCGACAGCACGCTCATCGAGGCGTGCGCGCTCGCGCACTGGCAGGCGAGGACCACCAAACGCAACCCGAAACGCAAGCTGAGAGTGGGGTGAAATGGATATGGACAACCTCGGCGGCATCACGTCCGCCATCGGACTGGGCGAAACGGACCGCCGTACGCTCCGGGAGCTGCTCGACGCGGCGTCCTCGGTCAGGGAGCGCAACCTGATGCTCGAACAGTACTACGAGAGCGAGCGGCCGGTGCCGTCGATCGGCATCGACACGATCCCCGACAGCGTGGATCCTGGCGTGCGCTGCGACTGGGCGCGCAAGGCCGTGACCAGCGTGTCCGAACGCGTCCGCCTGGACGGGTTCGTGTTCGAGGGCGACTACGAGGATCCCGGTTTCGAACGCGTGGTGTAGGCCAACGACCTGGACAACGCGTTCAACCGGCACATCGCCTCGGAGCTGACCCACGGATGCATGTTCGCGACCGTGCAGAAATCGTCGCGCGGCACGCAGGTGCGCCTGCACTCGGCCGACACCGCTACCGCCCTGTGGGACACGGCGGCCGGCCGCGTCGCCGCCGGACTGGCCATCGCCGACGTCAAACGCGTCGACTGGAGCGTCACGCCGGTGCCGGTGCAGGTCAACATGCACCTTCCCGGCCGCGTCGTGGTCCTCAGGCGTGTCGGAGCGGCCAGCTGGGCCGCAACGGCGGAGCCGCATCCTTTGGATCGTCCGATGATGGAGGCCCTGACCTACCGGGCTACCGGCACCAAGCCGTTCGGCCAGTCCCGGATCACGCGCACCGTCCGCTACCTGGTCGACGAGGTGCAGCGCGTCATGCGTTACATGGCCGTCAGCGCCGCCATGTACGCGGCGCCCATGATGGTCGCCAACGGGCTGATCGACGAGCAGTACGACGAGATGAGCAAGAAGAAGTGGAGCCTGTACACCACCAGCTGGATGCTCGCCACCCGCGACGAGAACGGCAACACGCCCAGCTTCGAGAAGATCGCAGCGTCCAGCCCGCAACCCTACATCGACGCCATCGCCACCTACGCGAAGCTGTTCAGCGGCGCCACCGGCGTCCCGCTGAACTCGCTGGGCATCGTCCAGGACAACCCCAGCAGCGCGCAGGCCATCGCCGCCAGCCGCGAGGACATCTGCATCGCCGCCGAGGACTGCATCAACAGCAACGCGGTCGCCATGCGCAACATCGCCCTGATGGCCATGGCCGTCGAACACAACCGTACGATCGACGAGCTGAGCGACGAGCAGAAGTCGGTCATGCCGCACTTCCGCAACCCGAACATGCCCAGCCTTGCGGCCACCGCCGACGCGATGACCAAGATCGCCGGCAGCCTGCCCGGATTCAGCGAAACCAGAGAATTCCTCACCGGCATGGGATTCGACGCCAGCGAGGTCGAAAGCATCCGCGCCCAACTGCGCCGACGCCAGGCATCGACCATCCTCGCCCAGACCATCGTCCAGCCCTCCACGGCGGCCGGCGACACGGGGAGCCGATGATGCGCGTCGACCCGGCCACGCTCGACCAGTACCGTCAGACGGTCGACCGGCTGGCCGACATGGCCGAACAGGCGGCCTTGCAGGCATGGGACGCCATGAGACTGGCCGACATGAACATGAGCGTCGCCGACCTGCGCGACGCCATGACCGGCATCGTCCAAACCGTCGCCGACAACTACGGGGCCGCGGCCGCCGAGCTCGCCTGCCGCCTGTACGACCAACTGGCCGAACAGGCAGGACGAAAACTCCCCGAAGCCGCCATCCCCGAAGACACCGAGGAACGCGACCAAGCCATCGAGGACAGGGCCAGATACCTTGCCGGCGCATTGACCGTGGAACGGGAGGATCTATGAGCATCAGCCTGCCCGAAGTGCTCAAGGAGCTCGCCGACCAAAACCGCTGGGTCGCCTGGTACGACCAGGACGGCAGGAAGATACCGAAAAGCGTCAAGACCGGCAACGCCAAAACCAACGACCCCGACACATGGGGAACGTTCGAACAGGCCGCCAAAACCATGGACTACAAACGCTACACCGGCGTCGGCGTCATGCTCGGCGACGGGCTCATCGGCATCGACCTCGACCACGTCATCGACTCGGACGGCCAGATCAAGGACTGGGCCCAGAAACTCATCGACCAGATCGGCTCCTACACGGAAATCAGCCCATCCGGAACCGGCGTGCACATCCTCGCCAAGGCCGACCCGAAAACCGTCGGCATGATCGGCGACGCCGACCACCGCAAAGGCATCGAGATCTACAACCACAACCGCTACTTCACCCTCACCGGCAACCAGCTCAACGACAACCCGCTCAGGGACGCCACCGAACAGGTCCAACAGGTGATGCGCGAACACTTCCCCGCAAGCTCAGCCGACGACCGCGTACGACGACAGGTCGGCGCCATGGCGCGCTCGCAGACCAGGCGCATGGCCAACCAGGCCATGATCGCCAACGCGGGCCGTGATCACGTGCGGTTCGCACGGGTCCCGTCGGGCGGCAGGACGTGCGCGTTCTGCGCCATGCTCGCCTCACGCGGGTTCGTGTACCACACCGCCGAAACGGCCGGCAGCATGAACCGATATCACAATGACTGCCGGTGCGAAATCGTCCCCGGCTTCGACGACGACACCATCATCGACGGCTACGACCCCGACGCGCTCTACGAGGACTATGCGAGGGCGCGCGACGAGGCCGGCGACAATCCGTCCACGAGCGACATCCTCGCCGCCATGCGACGACACGAAGGCAAATACACCGACGGCATGCCGCAACGGATTGCTCCTGCCGAAGGGTGGAGGCAGCCGCATGACATCAACGAGGACAGGATACTGTCGCTTCGGAAAGAACACGACATCACCGACGAGGAGTGGTACCGGCGGCAGGAAGCGGTCGGGGTGTCCCATTCCGTCGACACGCTCTACCCACATGAAATCGTATTCCTGGAGCGATTTCTGGCATTGGGCAATCATATCGAGTGGATCCCGCGGGATAAGAGCAATGCCACGGCTACCAACGACTTCCGTTGGATCGAGCAGCGTGAGCTGTGCGAGCTGAAGTCCATGACGAAGGCCGATTACGGAAAGATAGGCGACAGAATCACCAAAGCGGTCCGCAGCGCCATGGACAACCACAAGGTCGTCAAGGATTGCTTTGTCATCGACCTTGGCGATACGAGACGGAAAGACAAACTCATCCATCAGCTTGAGGGCTACAACTCGCGGGAATGGAAAATCCGCAGGCTGTTCGTCCTCGACGGCGACGGCCTCATCGAAATCAAGCTCAAATGATGAAGCCGGAGGCACCCCTCCGCTCATTGCGTGTTATTTCAACGCCGCAGAGGACCTCCGGTTTCCTCCATTCTATCACCTTTGGCGGGTTGCCGCAGTGGCCGACCGGAGCCGACTGTAAATCGGCCGCTTCACCGCCGCGCAGGTTCGAATCCTGCACCCGCCACAATCCGCCCCGCACGGGGCACAAAAAACCATCGGCCCGGCGACGGGCCGCGAGTCTCCCGCACGGGAGGAAAGGGGGCCTTATGGCCGAAGAACAGCACACGGGCGACGAATCCGATAACGCCATGCCGACGCCGAAGGACGCCATGGGGCCGCACGGCCTCGGAACCGACGATCCGGAACGGGATTGGAAGGCCGAATACGAGAAAGCCATGGCCGAACGCGACAAGCTGGTCGCCCAGTCCCGCAAATGGGAGGAGCGCGCCAAGGCCAACAAGGCCAAGGCGGACAAGGCCGACCAGATGGAGGAGGCGTCCAAGACCGACGCGGAGAAGCTCTCCGACGCCGTCAAACGCGCCGAGAAGGCCGAATCCAAGCTCAGGGAGTACGAAGCCAAGGCCGAACGCGACGGCATCGTCCACGAGGTCGCCGAAGCCAAGGGCGTGGACCGTGAACTCCTCTCGCGCATGAGCGGTGACGACCGCGAGAGCGTCGAGGCGAACGCCGACTGGCTCAAGGCCAAGCTCGCGTCCATCCCCAAATACCCGACCGTCGACGACAATGGCGGCAAAACCCCGCCAGTGACCATCGAACGGATCGAGGCCATCAAGGACCCCGCGCAACGCATCAAGGCGCGCGCCCAGCACATCAACCTCTACAAGCATTGAAAGGAACACGACAATGACAGCATTGGAGAACCAGATCGCCACCACGGATGTCGTGGCCAGCCTCGACATCGAGATGGTCAAGAACTTCAACGGAGAGATCAACCGCCTGACCGAAGTGCTCGGCCTGTTCGCCCCGAGCATCGTCGCGGCCGGAACCACCATGTACACGTACAAGGTCACCGGCGAGCTCGAAACCGACGCGGTCGCCGAGGGCGACGAGATCCCCCTGTCCCACTACAAGGTCGATAAGACCCCGGTCAGCACGCTCGGCATCAAGAAGTACCGCAAGCTGACCACCGCCGAGGCGATCCTCAAGGGCGGTTTCGCGAACGCGGTCACCAAGACCGACAGCAAGATGATCCGCGATATCCGCAACAACATCCTCGCCGACTTCTTCACGTTCCTGCAGACCGGCACCGGCACCGCCACCGGCACGGGCATGCAGGCCACGTTCGCGCAGGTCGACGCCACACTGAACGACAAGCTGGAATCCAACGGCGACAGCGCCGACCGCATCATCCACTTCGTCAACCCGTTCGACATCGCCGACTACCTCGCCGGCGCGCAGGTGACCACGCAGACCGTGTTCGGCATGAGCTACCTGCAGAGCTTCCTCGGCGTCAACGACATATTCCAGACCAACAAGGTCGCCAAGGGCACCATGTGGGCCACGCCCGTGGAGAACATCCACCTGTACGGCGCGGACTTCAACGCGCTGGCGGACGCTGGCCTGTCCTACACCACGCAGGACGGCGGCCTGATTGGCGTGCACCATGAGGCCAACTACGACCGCGCCAGCGCCGAGACCTACGTGACCACCGGCGCGATGATGATCGCCGAGAACCTCGACTACATCGCCAAGGACACCATCAAGAAGGGGGCCTGACATGGCCGTGCAGCGACTCAGGATCGTCGATGAGGCGCCAGCCGACGGACAGGCGCCGTTGGACGTGGTCATCGACGGATTGGAGAACGGCGGCCAGTCGATCACGTCGGTCGAGGTATCCACCCTATTCGCCAATCAGCCGGCCACCGCCGAGCTTGAGGGCACCGTCCTCAAACTCGGCATCCCCAAAGGGGGAGACCGGTCCGGCCGGAGCCGCCCGCCAGCAGGGTCCCAAGGGCGACAAGGGAGATACCGGCGCTCAGGGGCCGGCCGGCGCCGACGGAACGAGCTTCACCAAGTGCACGGCCGTGCCTGACGTGAGTGGCGAGGACGCGGCCGCCGCGATTGCGACGGTCAATGCGCTGCTCGCCAGCCTGCGCGCTGGCGGCGTGCTCAACGCAAGCTGACGTGGTCGCCATGGCGGAACCATCGTTTGCAACCGCTAGTGATTACGAGAACCGGTACGGCGAGGTTGACGACCAGGAGCGCATCCAGAATCTGCTGGACGACGCGTCCGCGTACATCCTCGCCTATCCGGGATTCGAGAACCGTCCCGACGACCCCGTGCAGCAACGCAACCTGACCCGCGTCACCTGCGCCGTCGTACACCGCGCCCTGGCCGGAGCCGCATGGAGCGGGTTGAGCAACGTCAGCCAGGGCGCTGGAGGCTACAACGCGTCGGCCACCGTCGCCAACCCGGGCGAGGACTTCTACCTGCCCAAGGGCGACCGGCTCGCACTCGGCATCGGCAGGGCGCGGATCGGCGCCGTCACCCCATACCGGACGGTGGAGCCATGACCCCATTGCCCGACATGAGACTGCTCGACACCACGAGCGTGACCGTGCTCCGTCCCGTCGAAAACGGGACGGACGAATACGGCAATCCGGTCACGAACATCGAACGCGAGAACGTGACCGGCGTGCTGCCCGAACCGGGCGGCACCACATCCATGACGGAGACCGACAGGGAACACGGCGTGACCGTCGATATGGTCTTCCACTGGCCCAAAGGCTACGGGAAACCGCTCAAAGGCTGCACCGTCGAACACGACGGCCGCGCATACCGCGTGATCGGCGACCCGCAGACATACGCCGGTACGAACACGCCGGGCCCGTTCGACATGACCGTGAACACGGCCCGAGGGGAGGGCTGACATGGCGATCAAGGTGAAACTGCACCGTGACGCGTTCGACACGCTGCGCAACAGCGGCCCGGTGCTCGCCGAACTGGAACGGCAGGGTCAGCAGGTCGCCGCGCGCGCGAACGCGATGGCCTCGCCCACGCTGAAGGGCGCGAAGGGCTTCCGCGACGGCGGACCCTTGTATATGGCGAAGCCGGCGGAGGTGCAGTCTCATCGCGGGCGCGTGGGCGTGATCACCTCGAACGCGGCCGCGATGATCGACAACCGCAAGCACCAGACCCTCCTGCGGGCGTTGAAGGGGTGACGCATCATGCCTTCCACAATCGACCCCGTGGCCATGATCGTCTCCTGGCTCACCGCGCACCCAGTAGACGGGATGCCGGTAAGCACGCTCGTGCCGGCGGACCGTGACCCGCCGTTCACGACCGTGCGCCGCACCGGCGGCCAGATCGGTCTCCTGCACGACATGCCCCTGCTAACCGTCCGCTGCTGGCACATGAGCGAGGCCGAGGCAATGCGGGCGGGGCGTCGCATGCTCGATATGCTGCGCCGCATGAGCGTGGAGCATCCCGCCGTCCACTCGCTGGATGTGCTCAGCCTGTACACGGACCGCGACCCCGACACGGGCCGGTGGTACGCGGAACTGAACCTGCAGGTCGGCCTGGCGCCGACCCTGCCTGAACTCTACTGAAATCTGAAAGGAACCATCATGGCTATCGCGAACAACGCGCGCAACGTCAGCTACGGCAAGCCCAAGTACGGGGGAGTGGCCTACCGCGCGCCCATCGGCACCCCGCTGCCGACCACACCAGACGAACCGCTCGACAGCGCGTTCGAGAACGTCGGTTATCTGAACCAGGACGGCATCAGCCTGGCCACGGACTCGAGCACCGCGAGCATCACCGACATGGGCGGCGTCACCGTGCTGACTATCGTGACCTCCAGTTCCGCGACGTACACGCTGGTCATGCTGGAGACCAATGAGCGAGCCGCCAAGGCGCGCTTCGGCGACCAGAACGTGCGCGTCGACGAACTGGGCAACATGGAGATCACCCACAACGGCCTGCCCACCGACCAGAGCTCGTGGGTGTTCGAGATCTCGCTGACCGGCAATCGGGCCGACCGCATGGTGATCCCCAGCGCCAGCATCAGCGAGGCCGCCGAGATCACCTACAACCTGTCCGACGCGAAGGGCTGGGGCGTCACCCTGGCCGCGAACGCCGACAGCCGCATCGACGGCGGCACCAGCCGCGAATACATCGCCGCCCTCATCGACGACTTCGAGATCGTCACCTCCACCGGCGACACCGCTCCCAAGTCGAGCATGACCGTGGGCACATCCCAGGACCTCGCCGTCAAGGTGCAGGTCGAGGACAGGGGCGAGGTCAAGATCGCCGAAGGGTTCACGGTCACGTCCAGCGCCCCGGAGACCCTGCTGGCCGAAGGCGTGAAGATCACCGCGAAGAAGGCCGGCAAGGCCACCGTCACCGTCACGGTCGGCGGCACGTCGAAGAGCTTCGACGTCACCGTCACCGACGCGGGCTGACCCAATCCCATACCGCGCCCCGCACGCTTGCTCCTATCGGTGTGCGGAGCGCCCCCATACCAACCCGCAGATAGGAGACCCGCAGTGAACCCATGCTTTGAGATAGGAGACCATCATGACCACCACCGCGAAGACCGCCAAGCAGCTCGCCGACGAGCGCAAGCCGGACACCTTCGATTACAACGGTGCGACCTTCACCGTGCCCGACCGGGCGCTGCTCGGCGACGGCGAGCTCACCGGCCTGCTCCTCGGCGTCGAGGACGCCCAGGAGCGCGGGGACACCCGCGAGCTCACCGCGGACATCTACGCCGTCCTCCGCCTGCTCTACCCCAACGGCGCATGGCGCGGCGTGCTGGCGAAACTGCGCGGCGACGACGGCCGCGTGCCCATCGACCTGATTCCCGCGTTCGTCAACTGTGCGATCGAGGCGATGAACCCAAACTCCTGACGCTCGTCCTCTACCTGCGCAAGACCCCCGACGCCTTGGACGCGGATCTGCGCAGGTACTACCGGACGAGCCTCGACACCACCGATTACGCGCTGCTGTCCGACCTGACCGCATGGCTCCCACAGGAGGCGGCCAGCAGGCGCGCTCTCGTCGAACGCATGCCCCGGCTCACCTAACCCGAGCCGGAGCCCGAATCCGAACCGTCGAACGGGGTCGAGGCGTTCGACACCCCCGAACAGCTCCTCGAGAAACTCAACAGGAGACGCGTGAACATCACCTGAAGGAGGCACCATGGCCGAAGGCGTGCAACTGGCGACCGCGTACGTGAACATCGAGGCCTCCACCAAAGGCCTCGGCAAACAGATCACGCAGGCCCTCGGCAAGGTCGACACCGGCAGACTCGGCCAGCAGGCCGGCGGCACATGGGGCAAGGGATTCCTCGCCCGCCTTGGCGCCGCCGGGTACGCGTCGGCAGGTCTTAAGATCGGACGTCAGGTCAGCAAGGGCATCGAGGGCGGCATCGACGAGACCGCCCTTGACGGGCTGAAACGCGCCGTCGAAAGCGCCGAGGCATCGGTCATCACCGCGTCGAAGAACATGAAGACCGCCAAGCTCAACGAGCAGGCGGCACAGGCGCGCGTCACTGAAACCGTCAAAAAGTATGGGGAGACCAGCAGCAGGGCCTACGACGCGCAGGCTAGGCTCGCGCAGGCCGAACTGCGCACCGAAACCGCGTCCAAGACGCTCAACAGCGCCCAGGAGAAACTCGCCAAGGCGCAGGACGAGCTCAACAAGGCATCCAACGAATACAAAACCCCGAACACCGGCAGACTGTCGCGCGCTCTCGGCACGATCACCAGCGGATTCCGCAACGCCACCAAGGACGCCGACACGTTCAGGACGAGCGGCCTGAGCATCGGAGCGGTCGCCGGCGTCGTCTCCAACCTGACCGGCCGGCTCGTCTCCGGGCTCGGCAACTACATGAACGCCGCCGTCGAGGCGTCCGACAGCACCGACAAGTTCAAGTCCACGCTTGACTTCGCCGGCGTGGACACCGAGACGATCGACCGGCTGACCAAGAGTACGCAGGCGTACGCGGACGCGACCGTGTACGATCTGGCCGACATCCGCAACGTCACCGCCCAATTGGCCGCCAACGGGGTCAAGGACTACGACAAGCTCGCCGAGGCGGCCGGCAACCTCAACGCGG